TGTGTTCGTTGAAGGTAGAAGACAAAGACCTCTAAGTAAAAAACGTATAAATAGTTGGATAGAAGAAATTTCTATGACCTTTACTGAAGAAGAGCAAAGGAATTACGACCGAAATCGAACATTAATTGATTTAAGTTGTATACCTCAAACACTTGAGGATAAAATTAATAATGAGTTTTTAAATGTGAAAGTAGCAACTAGGGATAAAATACTAGGTTACTTTATAAACAAAAAACTTAAAACTTTAATCGAGTCAATAGATGAATTTTAGACTCGAAAGAACTGTTAAGGAGAATGTAACATGGCAATAATAAGAAGAAATCCAGATGGAACAATAGCAAGTCAAGAAGGATTTGAAGCACAGCAACAACCAACACAATCCCACCCAGCATTAGCAAATAGACGAGGTATGGCAGCAATGGCAGAAGCAGGCAGAGCTGTACCACCTTTAATGAGTGAGATTGCTACAAAAATAAACAACGCAAAAGATAAACCTAGAAAATTAAAAGTATTAAAAGATAATGATACTGTAGCATTAAGACAAGTTTTAAAAGGTGCTTTTGACCCAAAAATAGAATGGTTATTACCAAAAGGTGATGTGCCATATACAAAGAATGACGCTCCAGTAGGAACAGAACATACTCAGCTTAGACAAGAAGCAAAAAGATTATATCTGTTTACAAAAGGTGGCGATAGTACTTTGTCTAGCAATAAAAGAGAAACAATTTTTATTCAAATGTTAGAAGGATTATCTGCTGAAGAGGCAGAGTTTCTAGTAGCAGTTGTAAACAAAAAAGTTAATAACAAGTACAAAGGTTTTACTGGCAATCTAGTAAAAGAAGCATTCGATTGGAATGACGATTTCATGAAAAAGGAGTAAAACATGAAAAAACTAACAATATTACTTGCAAGTTTTTTATTAATTGCTTGTCATGAGGCAAACGCAGATAAAAAAGGGCACTTCTATGGGGTCAAATTTGACCATAAAGATAGTAAAACTGATTCTAATACCATTGGTGTAGAGTACGGTAAGCACGTATACGATTGGTTAGACGTAAAAATATCAACTAATCATACAGACAGAAAAGATACCTCTCGTCTTGAGTTAGGTCCAAAATTGAAACATAAACTAAATCAAGATTGGTCAAGCAGTCTTTATCTGGCCACAGGACAAAAGTTTGTCAAAGATGATGATTTTGGTTATTGGGTAATGACTCCAGGAATTAAATATAAAATCAATCAAGACTGGAATATGGGGACTAGTGTGAGATTCCGTAACAGTTACGATACCAGTCATGAGCAAAGTGATAGAACTTATGCTATTAAACTAGATAAAAAGTTATTTCAAGACTACACATTAAGCACTCGTTATAGAATGAAAAGAGGTGATAGCGAATATAATGCTATTGGGGTTGGTCTCAAGTACGAATTTTAGTGCTTGACATCTATCCCGTTTTAGTGTATTATATGAGTATATGATTAGTTTAAATGAATTAATAGTTATGTTGGGTCTTGCGATAGGTGAACCATCACTACCAATTGAAACACCAAAGACCGCTGATGTAGACCCAATCCAAGCAACTTGTCTTGCAGAGAATGTTTATCATGAATCTAGAAATCAAGGAACTGCTGGTTGGAGTGCAGTTATTTCAGTAACAATGAATAGAGTAAAGGACAAAAGGTTTCCAAATACCATTTGTGAAGTGGTTAAACAAGGACCTACAAAAGAGTCTTGGAAACAAAATGGAACTTACTACCCTATCAAACACAAATGTCAATTTTCATGGTACTGTGATGGTAAAAAAGATATAATTTATAAAAAAGATGCAAAGTTATATAAAGAGATATACAATCTATCATATGTATCTTTGATTAAAGATATTACAATACTAGACATTACCGATGGTGCAACTCATTATCATGCAGATTATGTAACACCAGCATGGGCTCAAACTAAAACAAAGACTATAGAAATCGGTGACCACATATTTTATAAATGGGAGAAGTAAATGATTTATAATGACACTTTAGAAGTATTTTGGCGAAGAGCTGCAAGTTTGTATAAAGCACATCAAAAGGCCAAGGATCCAGACATGAAAAGAATATGGGAAGATAAACTACAATCGCTTATGCAGAAAGTTAAAGAGGTTGACAAAAAGGAATTAAACTGATATAATACTGATATGAATATATTTTATTTACATAATGATACAAAAACTTGTGCTGAACTTCACGTTGATAAGCACGTGGTCAAAATGATTGTCGAATATGCACAATTACTATCCACAGCAAAACGAATGACAGACGGCATTAAATATGAAGCAAAATCAAAAACAGGCAGACGAGTACAAAGGTATAGACTAGAAAATGCAAATGAAGAAGCAACAATTTATAAAGCGGTACATTACCACCACCCTAGTGCTGTGTGGGCTCGTTCTTCTTCTCAGCATTATAACTGGTTGTACTCATTGTTCACCGAGCTTGGACGGGAATATACACACCGATATAAAAAAGAACACAGTACTATTAAACTGCTCGAGGACCTTTTAAAACACCCACCAGTTAATTTAAAAGACAATGGTTGGGTAGAACCACCACCTGCCATGTCTCATTATCCTCAATGCATAGTGCCTGGTGATAGTATTCAATCATATAAAAACTACTATATAGAAGCAAAAGCTTATTTTGCAAAGTGGACATCTAGACCAACACCAGTATGGTTTAGTGAAGCAGTAGAATGAATCTAGAGGACGCCCTAGGGCGTCAAAGGAGAAATATGGGCGATAGAGACAATTTTTAGGGGGTACTATCGTACTAAGACAGCTGTAAAGACCGCCTAGCGGGCGGTTATGAGACTACAATTTAGGAGATAAACATGAATGATGAAGAATTTGAACTTTTTATGAAAGATGAACATTTTATGAGTGATAAAGAATTTAAACTATTAAATAAACAAATGAGTCAAATAGAAAAGATTATCAATGCCAACATATAGATTTAAAAACTTAAAAACAGGTAAAGTTTACGAAGACTTCATGTCTATCTCAGACATGGAAAAACTCAAAGATGATAAGACTGTAAAACTAATGACACCGACTCAAATGAATATTGTATCAAGTGTCGGTAGTGTTGATAGTCATACTGATAATGGTTGGAAAGAGAATATGGCTAGAATTTCAGAAGCACATCCTACTAGTCCACTTGCTGAACGATATGGTAAAAAAAGTGTCAAACAATCTCAAACTGAAAACATAGTAAAAAAACATAGAGACCGTAAGTCTAAAGGCAAAGGAAGATAAATATAAATGATACTATCGAGAAACTTCAACACGCCAGGCGATGGTCATAAGTTGAGGAGTCAATCCGATACTGTATTAAATGTGTGTAGCTACACCAACAAAAGGAAACATATATGGCAGACTTCGATTTTTTAGATGGCTTTGAAGGTGACGGTGATTGGGGTTTTACCTCGGTCAAAGAAAAACCATCAGAAGAACAATCTAAACAAACAGAAACAGTAGTAAAACAAACAGCAGATAGTACTGCCAAGGCAGTTTCTAGCGATATAGTAGGTAAATTAGATACTAAACTAGATAGAGTTTTATCTCTAATTAGTTCTACTAAGACAGCAGTAAGTGAGAAGAATCAAACTGAATTAGAGATTGCTAAAAAGCAAATGGATGATGAATATGATTTGAGAAAAGATAATTTGGGCAAAGAACAAAAAGAAAAGTTTGCTCAATTAGAAAAACTTATAATACCATTATTAATTAAATTAGCAAAATCACCAGAAGCTTATATACATTGGCCTAACAGAGCTCAAGTAATTGAAGCTCAAGTTAAAAAGATAATAGCAATCACAAGGGGAAAATAATGAAAAGTAATTATGATGAATGTTTGAAAACAATCTTACACCATGAAGGTGGTTATGTAAATCACCCTAAAGACCCAGGTGGCGAAACAAACCTAGGTGTTACAAAAAGAGTTTATCAAGAACATGGTGGCACTAAAGATATGAAAGATTTACTAGTTGAAGATGTAGCACCAATATACAAAAAAGGTTATTGGGATAGAATGAAAGGTGATGATTTATCCTA